GTAAAAGAGAATGGGTAAAAATTAAACCTAAGAACACAGACTTGCTAAGTGATTACCACGATCCTGTAGGCGAAACAGCAGCACATGGTGACCCTTTAACAAAGCAGGAACTGGATGCGTTACTGTAGTTTATTATTATTAATTTTTTTAGCAAACTGTACCAGTATGGGTATGCAAGATAGAACAACACACTCTGCTTTATTTGTAGATCATTTAAATAATATGCCTATGGGTAAAACTAATTATTTGTTATGGCATAATAGTGCAACAGGTAACTCAGGTGATATTAAGATTGTACATAGTTATATACATAGTAGCGGTGCAAAATGTGTTGACTATCAATCTACAGTAAACATACAAGACGGCTGGCCTATGATTGGCATTGGTAGTTTAGATAGAAGTACAGAATTTGGTAAGGCATGTCAAATGCCTGACGGTAGATGGCGAATAATTGAAAGGGTAATGTAATGAGACAATTTATTTATGACAGTTGGGAAGGTGTTATGAACCATAAGAGAAACCCACTAAGACATATACCAGATTTACAAGTAAGACATATGATTATGCAAGTATTGGCATTTGTGTGGTCAGGTGTATTTGCTTTATACATTTATGAAAGTATTTTTGCGTTTGGCGTGAGCGCTATATCACACCTATGTTTAATTATTGCTATTGTGATAACAGTATCAACATTTAGACAGGCAGAAAAGTATAGATTTTCTTCAGGTTATCATTCAGCAGATAGACAGCGTGAATATGTAATCTATAGAGACAAGAAAGGTAACCCTTACAAAGTAAAGTTACCTGACGGTGACCCAGGTGGTGAACATGAATAAGTTTATAGATCCTAAAAACCCACATACGGTGGGTAAAAGTTTGTTAAACCTAGGCAATCATGTATTGATTGTAGGTTTTATAAGTGCAATAATTTTTGTAATATATGTGAGTTATTAATATGCAGTTTAAAGAACCAAATTATAATTTAATATT